CCTCCAAAAAACCAATGTTCTTTAATTTTAAGGGAATTATAAAAAAAAATTGTATGACTGTCTCCTATTGCAAAAATTTGTTGACCAGAAGTTAATCCTGAATCAGTGATGAGATTAGTATTTCCATTTTTTATAATCTCTTCTTTTATTAATTCTATGTTATACATATAATATACGTAAATAATAATTAATAAAAATGAACTTATAATATATACAACATTATCTGAAAATATGTTCAATTTTTTAATTCCATCGTGTATTAAAAATGAATTGCATATGAGACAATTATCAAGGTGTATTGATTCAATAAAAAAATTTCATCCTGAAAATAAAATTTATATAATAAATGATTCAGATGATAATTTTAACAAATGTATATCAGAATACATAGACAATTTTGATAATATTAAAATAATACAAAGTAAATTAAAAGGTTCTGCTGACCAACAAGTTTTTAAAATTATATTAGAAAATTATGACAACTCATCACATTATATAATTATTCAAGATAGTATGCTATTAAATAAAGCACTTGAAGATATTGAGTTAATTGAAAATGTCAAATTTATGTGGCATTTTACAAATCATAGGATTGATTGGGATAAAATTAATGAACCTGAAACAGATTATAATAATATACATAATATTATAACACATACAGATTTGATTAAACACAATCTAAAAAAAAATTATTTTGAAGATGAAAAATTTTTAGAATTTGCACTTCAATGTTTAGAACAAAAAGAATCGTGGGTTGGTTGTTTCGGTAATTGTTGTGTTATAACAAGAAAATGTGTAAAATATTTAAATGATAAAACACATTTTTCAGAAAAATTCATTCAAAATTATACAAATCGGGAAAGAAGGGCAAATGAAAGTATATTTTCTTTAATTTGTCACTATTACTTACCTAAAGATTATTCAAATTCATACGATGGCTTATATTACGATGGAATAAATGTTAATAATTTTGCAGGTGAAGTAACAGACTTTGATAATACTTTAGTTTATTGTTGTAAAAATAATTATATTAGTAAAATATCGTTTTGTAGATAATCATATTAAATATATATCTATAAGTAAACATAATATATTAAAATGAATATAGGGTTTCTTGTTATTACATTTGGTGATAATTTTTTGGAAAATTGTATACAATCTATTAGGAAATTTTATGAATTACCAATTTATGTAATAGATAATAATATTAATGAAAATATTAACATTAATAATTTAGAAAAATATAATCAAGTTTTTTATTCAAAAAACACTATAAATAGTTTTGAACTTGGTGCTATTTGGCACGCATGTAAAGTTTTTCCACATGTTGATAAATTTGTAATTTTACACAATTCAATGATGATAATTGAAAAACTACCATTTAATATTGAAGACATACATTTTATGTCCTTTTGGAAAACAGTAGCCGCGGATTACTCACCGGTTATTTTTTGGGTCAAGGACAAACTAAAATTTAATAATAATATTGACATTGAATATGATAAAATGTGGTTTAGTGTCACTGGTTGTTGTTGTATAATTGATACAATTTATTTAAAAAAATTAATTGAGCTAGGTTATGATAAACTTTATGGAATTAAAAAAAATGAAGCTGTTAGTACTGAAATATTATTTGGTTATTTAATTACAAATATTTTAAATATTGCTAATAATTCTTTATTTGAATGTACATTAGACGATAATGTTAGTGGAAGAGTAGATTATAAATACATAAAAAAATTTGCTAGTGGACAAGGTTATGGTGGTTCATGCAAACAAATTGATTTATCACAAGTAGAAATATTTGATAAAATTTTTAAAATAAAATTAACAAATCATTCAGATTTGAATGAATGTTATATTAAATTAATAAATGAAATTGATAAAGATGAAAATATAGATATTCAACAATTTTTATTAAATTCTATAGACACAGACATAGCAGAATTAATTTATCCTGATAAAAATTTTTCGGTTATTTCTTCTATTAGACATACATTGTCTACAAAATTTTTTTTTCCAACATATTATGAAACTGAAAAAAACTTAATTTTAACACATAAAAAAAAACTTTTTCAATAAATATAATTATTTTCACAAGTGAATATATATAAACCATATTTTCGGGTTTTTATATATAATTCTCTAAATTAGTAATATCTATTTGTTCAATGGTAGGTAGTATTTTTATAAATATACCGCCATTTTTTATAAATTTGACATGTTTTTTTATTATTGAATTTGTATATGGCCATGCCAGTATAAATATAACTTTAATATTATTATTAATTGTATAGATATCATCGCTATTTTGTATTTCTGTATGATAATATGGCATAAGCGAATTTATTTTATTTATTGAATCATCTAAAATTATATCAAATTTTATAGATAAATAATTGATTATCATATTTGTTCTTCCACTTGCTCCATAACCTACCAAAATACCAAAATCGTTTTTAATATCATTTATTTTAGATAATATATTAACCTTCCATAAAGTTAAATTTTCAAATAAATTATTTAAATTACTTTTATATTCATTCTCTTCATTTATATATTTTTGAAGTTCGCTATTATAATACATGTCATTATATTTATGAGTTATAAATGCTCTAATTGAACCACCGTGTGTATTAATAAATTCAATGTTTTTCAAAAACAACCCATGTGTTTTACATATTTGAATTATAGTATTAATACTATAATAACTCATATGTTCATGATATATAAAATCAAAATTAAAATTTTCAATAATATTTTTAAGATAATGAACTTCAATTATTAAAATACCATCATCTTTTAATATTTTTTTAATATTTGAATAAATATTAAACATATCATTTATATGAGCTAAACAATTACAAGAAACAATTATATCTTGTTTGCCATATTTAGTTAAAATATCTAATGCACTTTCATGATTAAAAAAACTATTGTATTTAATTATATTATCTGATTCAATTTTAGTAATTGTTTTTGACGGGTCAATGCCTATAATTTGATATCCTTCATTAATAAAATTATTAATAAAAACACCGTCGTTGCAACCGATTTCTAATATGGCTTTTTTATTTGGATATTCTGTTATTATTTTTTCATATAAATTTTTAAAATGTGTTACTAATGATGGTATTGTTGATGAATAATAGAAATAACTACTTTCATTAATGTTTGTAAATAAATAACCTTCTTTAACGATTTCTTTAATTAATCCTGTTTTACAATTTTCACAAAATAAAAACGTTAATGGATATATTTTTTCATGTATTATTTTTGTTTTATTTTGTAAAAACCCACCTGCTAACGGATTATCGTTAAATTTAAATATTTCATATAAATTATTATTGTTGCAAAATCTACATGTTTTTAAAATTTCATACTCTCCATACTTTACTTTAAATTTTTTTTGTTCTATTAATTGATTATGTATTTTATCAATTTTAAAAATCGGCTCAAATATACTTCCAAGTGTTAAATTTTTATACTCTTTTTCAATTGGTTCAATATTTATATTCAAATCATATATTTCATTTATATAACTACACAATTGATGTTTAGATACATAATCTGGACTACTTATATGTCGTACACCTTTCCAATATAATTTATTATCTATAATATTTTTTATAATTTTTGCTAACGTCAAACACGTTACACCATTCCAAAAATGATTTGTGTAACAAGTAAGATCTTTATTTTCATTCTTAACTATCCATTCCAGCAACGATGATTTATTATATAATTCTTCCCCGATAATTGATGTTCTAATTATAGTTGAATTATCATTTTCACCAAGAGATTTAGATATACCATAAAAAGTAGTCGCATCATGTGTATCATTTTCATTATAATTACCTTTTAATCCACTAAAAACGCAATCTGTTGAAATATGTATAAAATTGCATTTAACATTATCACATATTTCACTCAAAATATGTGGGAAAATACTATTTATTTTAATGTAATTACGTATTTTTTCATTATTACGTTGTGGAATTAATCCTGAACAGTTAATAATAACATCATCTTCTTGTAGATTAATTAATAAACGCTTCAGTTTTGAAAAAGAATCATTTTCAATATCAAAATCACTTCTTAAAAAAGGCAAAATTTCATAATCTTTATTTAAAACGTTAAATACGTACCGACCAAGCATACCATTTGCGCCAAATATTATTATTTTCATAATAAATAATAATTATATTAATAAATTTATTTTTAAACTGATTTATTAACGTTGACATTTGTAAAGAGTTTATATAAAAAAAAGTTATTTAAACAATTGTTAAATATAAATAATATAATGATTCAAAATAAAACCATACTTTTATTTGGTGGCACAGGTTCATTAGGTCATGAATTTGTAAAAAGATATATTAATAACAATATAATATATAATTATTCAAGAGATGAATGCAAACATTGGCAAATGAAATTAGATTTAAATCATAATAATAATTTACAATTTATAATCGGTGATGTTATTAATAAACATAAAGTTGAAGAATCTATTTTACGAATCAAACCTAATATTATTGTTATTGCTTCAGCAATGAAACACATTGACCAATGTGAATATAATACTGACCAAAGTCTTAATACTAATCTACTTGGTGTTAAAAATATTTTAGATATTGTTGAATTACATAAAAATGAATTAGTTGAGGGGTTAGAGACTGTTTTATTTGTAAGTAGTGATAAAGCATGTAGTCCAATAAATGTATATGGTATGTGCAAAGCATTATCGGAAACATTAGTTATTGAAAAATCACATTATATTAAAGATTTCAAATTTGTAAATATACGTTACGGAAATGTGTTAAATTCTAGAGGAAGTATTATTCCTTTACTTCATACAATAGGAAAAGATCCTAATAAACAATATTTTACTCTTACTAATGAAAATATGACACGTTTTGTCATGACGCTAGAACAAAGCGTTGATTTAATAGAACATACTATTTTATATGGAGAATCCGGTGATACGGTTGTACCAAAATTAATTTCTATGAAAATAAAAGATTTGGTTGAAATCTTTTCAGAGATATACAATAAGCCTATTAAAAACATAGGTCTTAAGCCAGGAGAGAAACTGTTGGAATCATTAATAAATCATTCACAGTCAGGAAGAATTGAAAAAAAGAAAGATTATACTCACATTAAATCCATTTTTGATTTCAAAGAAGAAATAATTGAATCAACGCTATGCGATTATAATAGTAAAATTAATCCATTAAACAAAGATGAATTGAAAATATATTTGAAAAATTTAAATTTAATTTAATTTAATTTAATTGTAGTTTGTATTTTAAAATAATTTAAAGTTAAATTTTCATATATCTACAAATATAGATATGAAAATTTTATTTATAAATATCCATATGCATTCTAAAAATTTAGATGCATTATTAAATTATCACCATTATTTTTGTATAATAAATCACACGCGTCTTGATGAAATTGATTTGAAACAATTTGATGTTGTTTATAGCCCTTCGCAACCGATTGATGTTAAAAATTATCCAAATACAAAGTTTTTATTTGGTCCTCATTTTAGTGTTTTTCCAGAAAAACCTCATATGGATATTATTCGTGGAAAAAATGTAATATATACTCAACCAAGTGATTGGGTAAGGGATCTTTGGAGAAGTAATCCATTATGTGATAATTTGAGGATTGAATCATTGCCTTTCGGTGTAAACACAGATAAGTTCAATGAAGTATTACCAATTCAACAAAGAGAAGGTATATTTATATACTATAAAGCAAGACAACCAAAAGAATTAGAGCAAATTAATGAGTTTTTTTCTAGATTAAATTATAACATAAAAATTTTTAATTATACAACAAGATATAGTGAAAATGAATATTTACATTCTTTACAAAATTGTAAATTTGGTGTATGGCTAGGACGTCACGAAAGCCAAGGTTTCGCTCTTGAAGAAGCATTATCTTGTAATATACCTCTACTTGTTTGGGATGTTACATCTATGAATCAAGAACATGGTTATAATTATGATGATATTCCTGCAACGTGTATACCTTATTGGGACGAAAAGTGTGGCGAAGCTTTTACAAATATTAATGAGTTATCAATTGTATTTTCAAAATTTATTTCAAATTTACATAATTACAAGCCACGAGATTACATACTACAGCATTTAAGTATAAAAAAATGTGACGAGATATTTACAAATTTAATAAATTCAATATAACTATAGTTATAAATTTAATACGTTATGTATAAATATTTATCCATTCATCTGGAAATAAATCACTTACATCTACATCACTCATTTTAGGTCCAAACCATACCGATGGATAACATACAATTTTTGCAGGGTTGACATTGAAATAAGCTCCCCACCAACTAAATGAACTGTTCGCAATAATATTATGATTGCAACATGACATCAATAACATTTGCTGCCAATCATCCAAAGTATTTGTAGCTCTCTCAAATTCAATTGTTGGAAATTCACTTTTTAATAATTGAATTGTTTCATTTACACTTTCTAGATCTTCATCTTCACAAAAATATAAAACGTTTGGGGTATAATCCAATTGGTTAACAATATACTGCAGCGATTTTTTATAATATTCGCTACTCATAATAGGATGATAATCTGGTAAATTTTTATAATCACCCAATCTAAAATGCATAGAAATACTTTTTTCCAAAAATTGCGCACTGTGGAACTTGTCAACAACTTCTTCTAATATATCAAGTCTTTTTTCAGCTATATTTAATATACGACAAATCACGTCAAAATTCTCTTGAAAATATTTATAACTTTGAAAATAACCTCTTACAATGATAGTAAGATTATTGTAGCTTAAAATGTCTTGTGGTAATTCTTTAAATGGAAAACCTTGTTCATTCCAAACAATATCAAAATGTGGGTATTGATCCATTAAAAATCCAGATAATTTGAACAAGAATGTTTTCCAATATGTTTTTCTCTTAGTACAACCATCGCCTCCTAGTTCTTCTGCGCTAATAAATTTAAACATATGTTTATATTTTATAGCATAAGATATAACTGTAAATATTTGAAATAATTGATTTCCTAGTCCACCCATAAGATTGCATGTCAACATTTTTACTATATATCTTTATGTATCTACATATAAATTAATTTTTATATTTATTTTCAATTTATTTTAAAAATGAATATTATATTAATAATATAACTCTTATTATATTATTATATATCAACAATAAATTCAATGTTAACTCATAAATACAAACCAGATATTTTGGAAAATATAATTGGTAATAAAACATGTATCAATTCTATTCAATCATGGTTTGAAAATTGGTACCCACTAAAAACACATTCTAAAGATGTATGTGCAATATTATCAGGGCCAAATGGGATAGGTAAAACTCTAACAGTTGAATTACTAATTAAAAAATATAATTTGAATCCTATATCTTTAAATCCAGATGAAAAGGCGGATAAAGAGCATATCGTAAACGTGATATTGCCATCTATACAAAGAAAGAAATCATTTACTAATAAACAAAATATATTTGTCATCCATGATATAGATTGTTATGATGACTATGGTT